ACGCTGATTTCGGCTTTACTGATCAAGCTAGAGTCGGTGGCCAAGTTGCTCAAAAGCGTTATGGTTTTGATATTCTAGAAGACGATTCAGCTCCTCTTTCTTCTTCTTTAATCAGTTTTCTTCCTGAAGCAATTCTTTTTGCTGCTCAGACTGAAGCTAGATTTAAGATTTCTGACAGCCATAGCAACTCTCAATTTGCTTTCAAAATGAGCGTTGACCTTGTTTTCGGAGCTAAAGTTAGCATCGATGGCAACAAGAAAATGTATACAATCACTAGTGCTGCTTAATCGGATTTGGGGTAATCTCTATGGCTAAGACTATTGACAATATGCTTTTTGTAGAAGCGAATACACCAGAGGAGTTAAAAACAAGACTTAACTCCTTTGAAGTTCCTTTTTCTATCATGCAAGGATCGCTCAATAATAATGGTGGTAAACACTATTGTTGGATTCTATTTGATAGACCTGCGACGGTTACAGTTAGAAAAGGGCGTGGAAAGCCTAGAAAAGTAGAAGTTTCAACTAATGTAAAAATCTTAAAATAGGATAAACAACATGACAACAAGAATAGGCTCTTTTGGAGCACCGTTTTCAAACGAAGTTAAGATCATGGAAACAGTTTATGATTTCAGTGCTGATACTGGAGCTATAGCAGATTATGTTTTAACTGCTGCTGCTGACAATGATCTAATGGTTAAATTGGTAGCTGTTAAAGGCGATGTTGCCGCTACCTCTGGTGGGGCTGCTTTGTTGACTGTAGAAACTACAGCTACAGCCGATGCTTTTTTAAACTCTGAGCCTGTAGCAGGTTTTAGTCTTGGATCAGTAGTTATTCCTGAGAACGCTACAACTGGCGGCACTGCTGGTTTTGTTAAAGTTGCAGCTGACGACACCCTACAATTTTCAATCGAAGTGGCTACATTGCTAACTGGAAAGTTGACATTTGTATGGGAAATTATGGAGTTCTAAGAATTCCCTTCGGGGAATACCATAGAGAATTACCCAATCCTCTGGGGAGCCTTTTCGGAGGTTCCCCAACTAAGGAGTAAACGTGGCCGACGACAAGTCTATCCCTGGGATACCCATACCTGATCTAGAACGTAGAAAATTCTATGATGATGATGAGGTTTCATATGTGCGTACAGTCACGGGATTTAATGGTGTTATCGATGAGGGTAATAGCTCGCATGACACTTTATTAGCTGGAATTAGTTTTGTCGGCGTTCCTATGGACATACTTAAAGCAAGTATTGTCTATATAACTGTTTATTCAGATGTACCTAGTGCTATCGACGGTCTATTGATCGAACAAGGTCATACTGAAAATGGAATAGGATCTATTCATTGGGATAGTGACGATAAATACACCATACCAGCTAATACCGGCAAAACATTTAGCATCCAGCCAGCTATGCAATATCTCAGAGTAAGCTATACCAATGGCGGCTCTGATCAATTAGACTTCAGACTGCATGTCATAGCTAAAGAGAATATGGGACTACCATCGAGCCATAGAATACAAGACTCTATTATTGACGAAGATGATGCCAGTCTTGTTAAGTCTGTATTAACAGGTCTATCACCATCTGGTGCTTTTGTTAATGTCAATGTAAATAACGAAAAAGCTATGTCTACAACCAACTTTTTGTTTGAAGTTGCGCGTAGAAATATTACTGGTATGAAAATGTTTTCGATACCAGGTAGAAAAGATTCTATAAGTTCAACCGTGCTGGATGACTTGACAGAAATACCAGGTACTGAAGTTGTTAATTACCCTGCAAGTGTTCAATTAGAAGTTGTCTCGACAAGCGGCTTGGACGATTCCGTGGGTACAGGTATACAAACGCTCGACGTTCATTATCTTGATAGTACAGGCTTAGAGCAAGAAGAAATCATCGTAATGGATGGCGCAAACCCTGTAACTACAGTAGCAACTGACATTACTTTCATTCAATGGATTCATGCTAAAACAGTTGGAGCGAGTGGTATTGCAGCAGGTAATATCAGCATTCAAGGTCTTGGCGGCGGCACTGTTTTTGAATATATTACAGTGGGCGGCAATCAATCTTTAGGAGCTAAGTATAAAGTACCAACTGGGAAAATAGGTTACGTGGTTGGCTGGCAAGCTTCGGGTATAACAAAAAAGATAGATATAAGATTAAGAGCTACCGTAGAAAGATTTGATAGGGAATTAATACCTGGAGTGTTTTTATTTCAGGATATTTTAGTCTTAAATGATACTGCCTCTGGTTATATTCCTTTTGCAGTGCCTTTAGAGATGCCATCGGGCGCGATTGTTAAAATGTCAGCGAGATCAAGTGTCGCTGGTGGGGATGCTGCCGGTCAATTTGATATTGTATTAATAGATGACTGAGGTTAAAATGTTCGAAAGATTTTTCTGGGACGATGACGGAACTTTAAAAGATCAAACTATAGAATGGTCTAACCCTCATAGTGATTCAGCTATCTGGGATGGTAAATCTAGGCTTTATATGTCTAGTTTTTTACCTTTCAATACTAAATATTTTGATATCACAGTTGCCAATGATCAGGGTGGGACTCTAGATATAGATATCTGGTACAATGATGAATGGGTTTCTGTTGTTGATAGCATCGATTACACCGATCTTCTTACAAAATCGGGTAACATTGTTTTCACAGTAGATGAAAACAAAGGCTGGATGATTGAGGATAAGAGTAGCGATATAGAAGGTCTTACTACTACCAATATATATGATTCATATTGGATGAGGCTGACATTAGCTACCACCTCCGATAGTGCGTTAAGCATAAATTATATAGGTCATAAATTTGCCGAAGATTCAGACCTTCTTTTAAAATATCCAATGCTAAAAAGCCAATCTTTAAAGACAGCTTTTGCTACTGGAAAGACCGATTGGCATGACCAATTGGTTTTAGCTTCAGATTTTATCATTGATGATTTGAAGAGCAGGGCTTTAATTATATCTAAAGATCAGCTATTAAACGTAACAAGATTTAAAAACGCTTGTTGCTATAAAGCAGCTGATATTATTTTCCATGGCCTAGGCGAAAAATGGTTCGATCACGCCACAAAGGCCGAGGCTAGATATGCTCAAGATATGCATATGGATAACTTTGGCATTGATATTAATGGTGATGGTGAGCCTTCCAGATTCGAGCAAACTGTTAGAATTAGGAGGATGAATCGTTGAGTAATGTATCTCTAGTTTATGATGGTTTAGTTTCTCTTATAGAAGACGCTTTACCGGATTACACGAGGCTACCGGATAGCTATGATGTTGGTGGTAATGACGATATCAGCATGATTAGCGGTTTTTCTGTAGGTTTTGGACCTGGATTAAATACAAAGCGGTTTATTTGTGGCAAAGTATCAATATTGAGAACATTCAATATAAGATTTACTAAATTACGCGCTTTCACTGACGAGAATGCGATAGGTAGAGCTACAGAAGAAAAGGCTTTAATGGATGATTCTTTTTCTATCTACGATCTACTTGAGGACACTACTAGCTTAGGGGGAGTTCAGGTTTCTTCTCTTTACTACGACGCTGATGTTGGTATAGAATTTAGTGAAGATAATCAACATTTAATTATTAACGCGGCTATTTCGGCCGAATATTTTGAATAATAGGAGGTTAGAAAAATGGCTTTTATAGGACTAAAAAATAGCGTATTAGGCGTGATTGCTGAGACTACAGAAGGTGTTTACATACCACCTGCAGCCGATACAGATTACGTAGCTTTGCAACCCGATGTTGCGTTAGTTCCCGAAACCGAGACGCTGGAAAATGTGGAGCTCACAGGAACTAATGCTGCTTCAAAACCAATCCAAGGTTTAGAAACACCTACCGCAACATTTAGCTCGTATCTAAAGCATAGTGGTACAGAAGGTGTTGCCCCAGAAACCGGACCTATCCTCAAGGCTATGTTTGGCGAAGAAGATATAGCGGGCACTGAATTTGATACTGTGGCAGCTTCTACAGTGTCTCTTATCAAGGTCGATGCGGGTGAGGGAGTTAACTTCCAAAGAGGTCAAGCTCTTTTAATCAAGGACGGTACAAACGGATATAGAATAAGACCGGTACATAGCGTTTCTGTCGATGATTTA